GGCCTACTGTGAGTTTAACTGGTTCTGAAGTAAACGGAAGTGGTGCAATAATTCATGGTGGTAGTGATAATGTAGTTCCATTAAAACATTCTGTAATATTAGCAAAGGCAAGTGGTATGCCACTATATGTTTTTCCAGGTGCTAATCATGTTAGTATATTAAAAAATAAAGATAATCCAACATCTGGTATTTTATTGAAAAACTTAGATGAAGCAATGGAAATATTACCAGATTGGGGAAAAACAGGAAAATGTTCAGATGCAGAGTTGATAATGCAAACAGATTTTGTAAATAATATTTGAGTCATACCATGAGTAAATTAAGTGTGTTGTTGGGTGAAGTTAGAGATTTCAAACGAAGTGCAATAGATAACGCTAAATTTCGTCTTAGAGAAACATTCATTAATGAAGACGCCCTTAACGAAGACAAGGGGACAAATATATTGAAAACGATTCTAAAAAAGGATTACAAGCAATTTGTTGCTTCTCTTGGTAAACACATAAAAGATCCAAAATTTATTGCAGCGATAGAAACATTGTCTGACAAAGCACCTGTAAAAACATCCGCAATGGCACCTGTCTGTACGGATTTAAGACCAACTCAAAATGAAGTTGTAATGGATAAATCTTTAAGTTATCCACTAACAGATGTACCAAGTGCCGAACAATACTTAAAAGGTGGAGTGGTTGCGGTTGCAGGTAAATCAATTATAACATCGGGTGGTGGTAAATATGTAATAGATGGACATCATAGATGGTCACAAGTGTTGTGTATTAATCCAGAAGCTAAAATTAAAGCATTAGATTTAACAGATATTAAAGAACCAATTGAAGCATTAAAAGCAACACAACTTGGTATTGCAGCTCAAACTGGAGATGTTCCCAAAGCATCTGGTGGTGGTGTCAATTTGTTTACTGTTAGTCAAGACGAGCTAAAAAAATATGTTATTGATAAAATAAAAGAGCCAGTTGTTGCTGTGTTTGAAAAATATGGTAAAGGTGATACACCAGAAGCAATTGCAGATTATATTTGGGAAAACGTTAAAGTGTTAAAATCTACAAGTAAACCAGTTACGGGTGCACCGAAGCGTGACGTTATGCCCCAAACAGATGATGCTCCACAATGGGTTGATAACACTTTCAATGTTGAGAAATTGCCAGAAGAATTAACTAATCGATTCAAAGAACTATTACGGTATAACAACAGAGATAAATAAAATCACTGGGGACATTTTGTCTCCAGATTTATTTTACATAAGATTTGAATATTAAACACTAAAACATTATATTTGTACTAACATATTGAACGATATGAGTTCAACATTATTTATTATTTATTAAGGAGTTACATCATGGCTATCAATCTTGATGCAATTAAAAATCGTCTGTCTTCATTAAAAAACACAAACAATCGTGTTTCAAACATTTGGAAACCAGAACCAGGTGAACATCAAATCCGAATTGTTCCTTATGTTCACAACTTAGAAAATCCATTCATTGACCTTTACTTTCATTACAACATAGGAAAGCGTTCTATTCTTTCTCCTGTAACATATGGTCGCCCTGATCCTATTCTTGAGTTTGCTGAGAAGTTAAAACAAACAGGTGACAAAGAAGATTGGCTAATGGGAAGAAAGCTCGAACCAAAAATGAGAACATATTTACCAGTTATTATCCGTGGACAAGAATCTGAGGGTGTAAAGTTTTGGGGATTTGGTAAAATGATTTATGAAGAACTTTTAACATTTTTTGCTGATGAAGATTACGGTGATTTATCCGATCCTAAAAATGGGCGTGATATTGTAGTTACTGTTAAGTCAGCAGAAGAAATCGGTAAGTCTTATGCAGAAACATCTATTCGTGTTAAACCAAAACAAACACCACTTACAGAAAATCCTGCGGTTCTTGAGAAAGTTAAACAGCAACCAAAAATCAATGAACTTTATCCAGAACCAACTTATGATGAATTAAAATCCCAATTACAAACTTGGATGGGAACTACACACGAAGACGTTGTAAAAAGTTCTACAAACAACACACAGGATAAAACCAGTAATTCAGACGAACATACAAAAGCGGTAACTTCTTCAACAGTTGCTTCTTCTTTCGATGACTTATTTTAATAGGGATATACGTTATGGCAAAATCAAAGAGTGACTTATCCGATGAACTCGGTGGAGTTATTGCAGAAACAATAAATAAAAAGTTCAAAGAACAGCATTTTAAAACCGCTTATTTTCTTGAGGGTGATAGTGATGCACCCACGATTGTAAAAGAATGGGTTGGTACTGGCTCAACAATTCTTGATTTGGCAATTTCAAATCGTAAGAATGGTGGATTTCCAGTCGGTAGAGTGTCTGAAATAACAGGATTAGAACAATCAGGTAAATCATTGTTAGCAGCACATGCTCTACTAAATACTCAAAAAAAAGGTGGACTTGCAGTTTACATAGATACGGAAAATGCAATATCTCCTGAGTTTTTAACCGCAATTGGTTTGAACCTTAAAGATATGCTTTATATTCCATTAGATACGATGGAAGATGTTTTTGAAGCGGTTGAGGTTATTATAGAGAAAGTTCGTTCCTCTGATAAAAACAAATTAGTTACAATAGTTATTGACTCTATTGCTGGTGCATCTACTAAAACAGAGATGGCTGCAGATTTTGATAAAGATGGTTATGCTACGGCAAAGGCACTTATCATTTCAAAAGCAATGAGAAAAATAACAAACTTAATCGGTAGAGAACGCATTTGTTTGATATTTACAAATCAACTTCGTCAGAAATTAAATGCGCCGGCATTCTCCGATCCTTGGACAGCACCTGGTGGTAAAAGTATTCCTTTCCATGCCTCTGTTAGAATTAGATTGTCTTCTATTGGTGCTATAAAAGTAAAAGTAGATGGACATGAAGAAATCGTTGGTTCAAGAGTAAAGGCTAAATTAGTAAAAAATCGTTGTGGTCCTCCTCTGCGGGAATGTGAATATGAAGTATACTTCGATTCAGGAATCGATGATTACAGTAGTTGGTTAACAACTATGAAGGACTATAAGTTGGTTGATCAGGCAGGTGCTTGGTATTCATGGACAAACAAAGAAACGGGTGAAGTTATTAAATTTCAATCGAAAGATTTTGTTGAAAAAATTATGAATCATTCAAAATTAAAAGAAATGATTTATGATGAAATTGCAGAAAAGGTAATTATGAAATACCAACAACTTGACTCTGCTCGTATTGATGAAGTAATTATTTCAAATCAGCCAATTGATGATGAAGTATAATGAACAAGTATCAGAAACTACTTCAAGAAATAGAAACTGAGAAAGAACTACAAGGTAATTTACACCGCGATAGTAAGGTTTTGATTGTAGATGGAATGAACTTATTCATAAGAACATTTTCAGCTATTCCCACTCTTAACGAGGATGGGCAACACATCGGTGGTCTTTCTGGTTTTCTCCAATCACTCGCTGCAACAGTCCGTATGGTTAATCCCACACGGGTTGTTGTGGTCTTTGATGGGAAGGGTGGTTCACTAAGAAGAAAGAAAATATATTCAAATTACAAGGAAGGTAGAGCAAATAAATCTAAATTAAATAGGGTTGCGGGTTTTGAGAATCTTGAGGATGAACAAAAGTCTATGAGGTTTCAATTGTTTCGTCTGTTTACTTATTTACAGAATTTGCCATTAACCATTATATCGATGGATAATATTGAGGCTGATGATGTTATTGCCTACCTTTCTTTTTATTTGAAAGAACAATCTGTTATATTATCGAATGATAGAGATTTTTTACAGTTGGTATCAGAAAAAGTTTCTGTGTATTTACCAACGAAAAAAAAGTTATATACACCGGAAAATCTATTAGAAGAAACGGGAGTATGGTGTGAGAATTTTATTTTATTCAAAGCATTATTAGGCGATAAGAGTGATAACATTAAAGGCATTAATGGGTTTGGTGAAAAAACAATATTGAAACATTTCCCAATACTTTCAGAAAAAAGAAAAATTGATTTAGATATGTTCGTAGAATTTTGTAAATTGTATGATAATAAATCTAAAGCAATCAATGAACTCAAAAATAACATTAGTGTATTAGAAACTAACTATAAGATTATGCAATTACACGATGTTGATATTTCACAAAGTTTTAAATCATCTATACGTGGCATGGTCGATGGTGAAATCCAAAAACTAAATAAAATGGAATTGGACAAATTATTTATAGCAGATAAATTATACTCTGCTATACCTAATTTTGAACACTGGTTGCAAAGAAATTTTGGAAATCTAAATACGATTCGGAATATATATGCAGGATAATTTATCCCAATACGGTCAAACGTTTCAAACAAAAGTAATTATTTCACTATTAAAAGATAGAGAATTCTTACAACAAGTGTCAGACATTATAGATCCAACTTATTTTGAATCACAGGCAAACTCTTGGTTAGTTGAGAAGATTATTTCTTATTATGAGAAATATAAAAGTCCACCAACATCAGACGTATTCAAATCTGAATTACTAGTGGTAGATGATAAAGTATTGAAAACAACGGTAGTTGACGCACTTAAACAAGTAAAAAAGTACACAGACAATTCTGATGATGAGTATGTTAAAAATACTGTACTTGAATTTTGTAAAAATCAAAAGATGAAAATAGCGATATTAGAATCAGTTGATTTGTTAAGAAGTGGTAAGTATGATTTGATTAAAAAGAAAATTGATAATGCACTTAAAGCAGGAGCGGATAAAGATATTGGACATGAATATAAAATTGATGTAATATCTCGCTATGCAGAAGGTGCGAGAGTGTGTGTTCCAACTGGTTGGAATGTTATCAATGACATTATGTCAGGTGGGTTAGCAGCAGGAGAACTTGGTGTATTAGTTGCACCAGCAGGCGGTGGTAAGTCATGGGGCTTAGTGAGTGTTGCTGCAAATGCAGTTAAAGCAGGTAAACGTGTTATTTATTATACACTTGAATTGAATCAACATTATGTTGCAAGAAGATTCGATGCTTACTTCACAAAGATTGCTTTTCAAAACTTAGGCGAAGAACACGCACAAGAAAAAATTAAATCTGCAATGGAGAACTTAAAAGGTGAATTGATTGTTAAATATTATCCAACAAAAACTCCATCGATTAACACACTCACTTCGCATATAGAGAAATGTATTAGTCAAGGTAAACCACCCGATTTGATTATTGTTGATTACGCAGACTTGATTAAACCCGCAAAAGCAGGTGATAAGAGATTAGAGTTAAACGATATTTACGAAGACCTTAGAGGAATTGCAGGTTTATATCAACTTCCAATTTGGACTGCTTCACAAGCAAATCGTTCTTCATTAGAAGACGATGTTATCGAAGGTGGTAAGGTTTCAGAATCATATAATAAAATGATGATTGCTGACTTTGTAATGTCACTATCAAGAAAGTTAGATGATAAAGTTGGTGGTACAGGCAGATGGCACATTATCAAAAATAGGTTTGGTCCAGATGGCATGACGTTTCCAAGTAAAGTAAACACAATGACTGGCCATATAGAAATATACGAACCTAACTCCGATATGGGTAAAACTGTAACGGTTACTATGAAAGGTGAAAAGAATGTAAAGAAAGCACTTTCACAAAAATTTAAAGAGTT